TCACGCAAACAAGCACCGGTTTCTCATGGACGGATTTCGTGAAAAACGTCGTGGATAACAAACAGACATTCTATATGGACGGTGAGACCCGCAAAGCGATCAAGAACGAGATAGCCATCCTAAAGAAAAAAGAATATTCCGATCGATACGCTTTCGAGATCGAGGGACTGAAACAATCCTTGGTCGACCGCCTCCCATCCCTCCGGAAACAACTGGAGGAGCAAGAGGAAATTCGCAAGACCAACGCAATCGAGGCGGCACGGCTGGAGGAGGAGCGCAAACGGAAAGAGGCGGAAGAACGTCAAAAGGCCGAACTGGAACGCAAGCGCAAGGAAGAGGAAGCGAGAGCCAAGGCGGAGGCAGAGAAAGCCACCGCGGAAGTACAGGCAGCCTTCGATTTCAGTGCCGCCAGTATGTCTCCTACCCCTACCAAGGCGAAGATCAAGAAAAAGATCCAAGTCACCAATCCACAAGGATTCATGCAGGTATACCAGATGTGGTTCATGCGTGAGGGTATCAACATGAGCATGGAGGATCTTGAGAAGATCCATAAGAAGATGATCTCCTATTGCGAGAAAACAGCCAATAAGGACGGTGAGCGAATCCAGTCCGCATTCGTGAAATATGTCGATGATATAACGGCCAAGTGATATGAGAAAGCTATATCTGTCCTCATGGATAAACTTCGGGAAATACAGGCGTACACCGAGTAACCTAAAAAAGATCCTCGATACGGAAGAGGGCCGCAAATGGTTCCGGTGGCTGATGGATAACACTTACGATTTTGAATTTGACTTCGCAGTCATTGAATACTTAAAACTCAAGGAAAAAGATGCAAGATACGTATTACCAACGGTCTGAGGTCAGCAACTCAGACCTGACAGAACTAAAGAACCTCCTCTATCCCCGTACGCAATACGGGGATAAGGAGAAGGCGTTCAAGTTCGGGAGTCTGGTGGATGCGATGCTGACAGAACCCGAACGGGTAAGATATGACAAACATACGGTAGATGACGTATTGTATTCCGGCGAGGATTGGGAACTGGCACAAGCCATGATCAAGTCACTCCGTATGGAAGCCCGACACGATCCGCTCATTAAGTATGCATTGGAACAATCCGATAAACAGAAATTTATGGTAAATAAAAATCAAAAATTTCAATACGGCAATTTTGAATACACACTTGACACTCGTTGCAAATGGGATTTCTGGTTTTCAGCAATGGGGTTTGGAGGAGATTTAAAAACAACTTTTGCTTCTTCTCAAAAACAATTTAATGAAGCCATAGATTTTTTCGACTGGGATCGCTCAAGAGCTTGGTATATGGATATTGCTGGAAGTAAACAAGATTTTATTGTTGCAATAAGCAAAAAGAATCAACAAATTTTCAAAGCCACTATAAAAAAAGATGGCACTTTATATAAACGTGGCAAAGAAAAGTACGAAGAGCTAGCCTTCCGGTGGTGGATGCTAATAAGCTAATAGTATGAAGAGTCTAATTTTAATCCTAATCGGCTGGCTAAAGTACAGGCTGGTAAAGAAATGCCCTATATGCGGAGCTCCCGTACTCGTAAAGAAATTACAGACGCATACGGGAGATACATTCAACGTATATCATTGCGGCAACTGTGGCAACGATTATATCTTAAAATAAAAATCATGAATCTCAATATCACACCGACAGACAAGATATCCGAGGAACTGGCCGCCATAGATGCCTTCCTGAACATTACCATGAGCGAGGAGGTACAGGAAGCCGTCCTGCGAGGGAACGACCTCGCCGTCTATATCGCCCGAACCGGGAAGCTGCTGGCCGATGCCAAATATCACCTGAACGGGAAAAAGAAATCGGAAGTATTCGACATATTACGGGAAACCGCTTCACGGGCCGGAGCGACCTCAAAGGCCATAAACGCTATCATCGACAGCCTGTGCAAGGATGAGCAATACCTAGTCGACTGGTGTGATAGATTGAACCGTACCGCGACCCACCAATTGGAATGGTGTCGCACGATAATTAGCAAGGCGAAAGCTGAAATGGCCTTAGCGCCTCAGAGTTATAACAATCCTAAATTTTAAAAGAACATGGAAGAATTAGTAAAAGAGCAACCCGTGTACGAGATCCAGAAAGTGAAGATCAAGAACAACCAGCTCACGGCGGAGTATACGGAAAAGTTCGTGGAAGCGAACTACAAGAACAACATCCTAAAGGAATCGGAGCAGTTTATCCACCCCGATCTACTGTACGCATTGAACCGGCTTAAGCCACACGTAGTGAAAATCTGTGAGATGCACGAGGCTACATTGGTCAATGTCGCCAATCCCTCCGACGATGACTTGAACGAGAAGCTAAAGAATATCATCGTCACCGGATACAGCAAAGGCGGTAATGATGAATCAGCCGGCGTATCAATCCAAGCGCAAAAACTCCTGAAAAGCGGGCAGATCCTTAACCTCTCCGTCCCGTTCACCAAATATGAGGACGAGTCCGGCGACGGGTACCTTTACGGAGCCGAGTTGAAAGAGGCTATCGGTAGATGTAGTTACGAGGTGGACGCTTACCTGTTCGAAGGTAAATATGGCATCAAGCAAGAATCCTTCGATTTCGATACCCCGGAGGAATCGGATATCACGGGCGAGAAGGAAGAGAAGCCAAAGAAACGGGGACGGAAGAAAAAAGAGCAGATCAAGGAGATCGCCGAGGAGGTGAAAGCCTTCGACGAGTTCGCCTAACTAATAATAAAAACAACCGTTATGCAAATCACTTTACAAAACACGGAAAAGGGACAATGCTACGCGGTAAGGTTTGACAGGTACCGCCAGCAGGTCGTTGACAAGCTAAAGACAGCCGTCAGCGTCCGCTGGTGGGACAAGTCTACCGGAGCGTGGATGATCCCGGCCAACAATAAGTGCAAGGCGGAGCTAGACCAGCTCACCTATTACGTGAGGCACTTCGAACCCGTCAACTGGGGAGGGAACGAGTCTAAGACCGACGAGGACATAGCCTATCAAATACCGGACATGCCCGAGTTGGACGAGGATCATGGCCTAAAGATACAACCTTACCCCTATCAACTGCAAGGAATCGCACGAGGCTTACAACTAAAACGGTTTATCAATGGGGACGACATGGGACTTGGCAAACAACAACCAGTCAGTAGTTACGTGGCTACTCCAAACAGTTTTAGGAGGATTGGAGAATTACAAATTGGGGACGAGATATTCGGCAGGGACGGAAATGTATATACCGTAAGTGGCGTGTACCCGCAAAAAGAACGCCGCGTGTTCAAAGTGACGTTCTCTGATGGCGTATCCTGTGAATGCGGCCCAGAGCATCTATGGTGTGTCCGGGATGCCAACCGTAGAAGAAAGGGGAAAGGATGGATCACCAAGACAACACAGGAGATCATGGATTCCGGCGTGACCTACAACCTAAAAGGTTTTGGCCATAACCATACAAGACGGAAATGGGAAATCCCAATGTGTGAACCTGTGAAGTACAAGGAGAGATTATACATCATTCATCCTTACATCATGGGGGTACTTTTGGGAGACGGCCACCTTTGCAATGGCAATGGGCGCCTGTCTTTCTCTACACCGGACATGGATACGGCTATTGCCGACAGGGTAAGAAAACTCTTACCTAGCGATATGCTGTTGGTACGGGACGATTACGCCACATGCCCGCGATACAACATCACAAAGAATCCGACAGTCCACGAAAATCGATTTTACCAAGAGATCAAACGACTCAAAGCTGACAAACCAAGTGTAGAGAAATTCATACCATACGAATACATGCACGGATCGGTAGAGCAACGCATCAACCTCTTACGCGGTTTGATGGATACGGATGGATCAGGAAAGAGAAACAGGATCACCTACAGCACCCTTTCCTATGGCATGGCGCGTGACATTGCCCTTTTGGTACGTTCCCTTGGAGGACAGGCGATCATACGCAGATACGATAGGCAAAACGAGGGTAAAGGCGTGGAATTTCAAGTAAACGTGAGGATCAAGGTTTGCCCATTCTATCTTGAACGGAAAGCCGCCGAATGGGACATCAAAAAAACAAACTATTGTTCACGGTATATCTCGTCTATCGAATATATTAGAGAGGAAGATTCCGTATGTATAAGCGTAACCGCTCCGGATCATTTGTATCTGACAAATAATTATATTGTAACGCACAATACACTTGAGAGTATCGCCACAATCAACAAGGCCGGCGCTTTCCCCTGTCTCGTTATCTGCCCCAATACGGTCAAGATCAACTGGCAACGTGAATGGCACAAGTTCACGGACAAGAAAGCCATGGTATTGACCGATTCGGTACGAACCTCATGGCCATTCTTCTGGCAAACGGGCATGAACCATGTGTTCATCGTGAACTACGAGAGCCTACGGAAGTATTTCGTACGCCGAATCAACAAATCGGAGAAATGGACGCTGAAAGACGTAGAGTTCCATAATACGATCAAGTTGTTCAAGAGCGTGATCATTGACGAATCCCATAAGGTAAAATCAACGGCTACCCAACAAAGCAAGTTTTGCAAAGGTATCACCGCCGGGAAAGAGTGGATCATCCTGTTGACCGGTACCCCTGTCGTAAACAAGCCCAACGACCTTATATGCCAACTCGCTATCATGGACCGGATGAACGATCTCGGAGGCTGGAAATATTTCACGAGCCGCTATTGCCCTGGGCCGCACGGGGCCTCGAACTTGAAAGAGCTCAATTTCATGCTCTGGAAGCATTGTTTCTTCCGGAGGGAAAAATCCAAGGTGCTGACTCAATTACCCGACAAGGTACGGCAGATCGTGACCTGCGAGATCACCAACCGCAAGGAATACCAAGACGCCGAGCGTGACTTGGTGGATTATCTGAGACGATACAAGGAGGCCGACGATGAGAAGGTACAAAAATCGCTGAAAGGCGAGGTCATGGTACGAATAGGCATATTGAAGGACATAACGGCCCGGGGTAAGTTGAGAGAGGTGATCGATTTCGTGAAGGATTTTCGGGAGAACGGAAAGAAGATCATCCTCTTCTGTAACCTGCATGAGATCGTAGACCGGCTCCTACAGGCGTTTCCCTCGGCGGTGTGTGTCACCGGACGGCAAGATATGCAACAAAAGCAAGCGGCCATAGACGCTTTCCAACGGAATCCCAAGACGGACGTCATCATCTGCTCCATCAAGGCCGCAGCGGCGGGTATCACGTTGACAGCGTCAAGCAATGTCGCTTTTATCGAGCTACCGTGGACATACGCAGATTGCGACCAAGCCGAGAGCCGGGCACATCGTATCGGCCAAAAGGACTCCGTGAATTGCTATTACCTGCTTGGCCGCAAGACCATCGACCAGAAGCTCTACAGGATCATCGAGGAGAAAAAACATATAAGCAACGCCGTGCTTGGCGCGGAGGACAATATACAAACAAACATCGTCGATATGATGGCCCGGATATTCGACGAGACCGAGGAGGAGGAATAACCATGGCAGAGGAACACATAGGAATCAACCGCTTGAAAGAACGGGAGGACGCTAATAAATATCCACGAAGGAAATGCGTAAGATGTATCCGTTATCCATGCTTCTCCGGACAAGGAATAGGTACGCACGCCATTAATCTCGCCGCTTATGGATGTAAGGATTATAAAAGTCAAACAAGATTAAAGAATATGTCGCACAATGTAAACAAAGGAGGTTCAGATGCTTAAAATATCATTGTTAATAATCGGAATGATCTCGCTAATATTCATTCTCACGTCTGGAATATCGATCCAGTTCAAGCCATTCCATATATCCCTAGCTTATCCATACTTTGGAACAGGGATGGTATTGATAGCCATTGGTTTCGCCTTGTGCTTCGGCTCGGCTTACTATCATGGAATATCAAATCATGAGTTTAAAGATGGTTTCAGTAAAGGATTCAACGCTGGTATTGAATACATTATCGATTGGGCTAAGAATAAAAAAGAAGGCTAAAGATAACATTTTTATAGCGAGAGATAAAGACTAACAAAGAGAATAAATAAAAAGGCAGCGCCTCACAGCGCCACCCCATTACAACCTGCGACAAATATATCAAATAAAGACAACTATGGCAAGTGAGGCATTGAATAAATATATTGAGAAACGTTACGACAGGTGGCTGGATTACGCTAAGTATCACTGCTCACTTGCCGGAATGAGTAGTGAAGCTATTGACGTATTGAACGAGGTAATGTGTATGCTACTTCAAAAGCCTCTGGAACACCTCTCCCGGCTTATGGAAGCCAAGCAAGGTAAATATACCGAACTTGACTGGTATATCCTGCAAATGATAAAGCTGAACGTTACCTCGGATACGTCTCCCTACCGGCATAAATACAAGCCTATCCCGGTAGATGAGAATGTGGATTGGCGAAGACTGAACATTATTGATGAGCCCGATGATAGTATTGACCGTACCGAGTATATCCGGGAACATATGCAGGATATCCGGGATATGGTCGATCAATTAGGCTTATCCGAAAAAGCCAAACGCATTTTTGCTTGGAAATTTTTTGCAGGAGAATCTTTTGCCGATTGGCCGGGACCGGAAAACAGGAAAGAGTTGTACGAAACCTACAAAAGTGTTTTCAATGCGGTGATGGATAAGAAGGATGGGAGGTTGCTATTGTGACGACGATGTCAAAATTTGTGCTATGCCGGACTTGATCTGGCATAGCATTTTAAAGACTAAAAAACAAAATCTCAAATCAACCCTACAGTAGAATTGGTAATTTTTATATTGCCATATATTTTCTGCTAATATCGACTGATTACAAATGGAAATTGTTCTACTCCAATAAATACTGGATGCTGTTTAACATCAGGTTTAAATATACTTAACGAAATAGGTATATACTTCATCACATCAACAATAGACAATACTGGATTATAATTTTCTCTATTTGAATACCAATTCATTGCGTATTCTAATAATTCGGTCGTAAATATATAATCTAAAGCCTCTTCATCTTCTGAACATGCAAAACAAACAACTAAACCAATATGACATTTTTTTATTTGTTCTATATATCTACGCCTTGACTCTTCTTTTGAAATTTTACATCTTACAACTCCACCATCTCTAAACTTAGGAATTTTATCTGTAAGATCAATGGTATAAACACCATTGGTCTTACATCGACAACTTTCTAATATTACCAATACCTTTTCTGAAATAGAAACAAATTGCCCCGGTTTTATAATCTCATTTTCTGATAATTGAAATAATTGATTATTGTCTTGCGTTGCACCATGACCAATATATACAATTACAGCAAAATCTACTCTTATTTCAACCATCATTTTTTTTAGCATATCAACAGAACATTTCTTTATTATCAATATCTCATTGTCTTCAAAAGCACCACCCGCAACACTTTTGAAATATTCGATATATTTTAATAAATAGTAACAGTCTAATTGATATTCATATGC